CTACTTCAGATAAAAAACAACACACATCTAAATTTATAGATGTTAGTTCAATCTCTTTTTTAAAAAGAACTTTTGAACATCATTATTCCTTAGAACGTATTGTTGCTCCTCTTGATAAGGAATCAATAATGAAAAGTTTATGTTATTTTTTACCATCTAAAGAAATTTCTAGTGATGATCAATTAATACAAACTAGTCTATCTGCAATTAGAGAAATCTTTTTTCATTCTAATTTTGAAGAAGACTATAACCCATACAGAGAACGATTCATCTCTACACTAACTGAATTAACACCCTTATCTATATCAGAGTTAGAAGATTTGTTTCCTACATGGAATCATCTTCTAACTCAATATAAATGAGACAACCAGTCATTACGATTTTTTTGACGTTAACTAAAAAATCACACTCTACTCCACATATACTGGTTATCTATTCACTTTATCAAACCATAAGAAAGATAATTTCAGGAAAAGTAGTTAAAAAAGGAGGCTTATTTAAGCTTACTATTATAAATTCATCGCCTTATTTGAGCATCCCTCATTTAAAAGGAAGAATTATAGGTTTGCGTATTTGTACGCCTAATTCAGCGTACTCTCAATATGTAATACGAATTGCAAAACAATCAAAAAACAAAGAACTGATCTTAGATATTGCTGAATCTAAGTGTTGCATCTTAACAGCAAACAAACGACAACAACTGTCACAAGCAACTGTCACTGATTTAGTTCATACTGTCAAGAAATTAAAAAATATGACTGAAGAACTGAAACATACTACTGTAAATCTAAATACATTAGTTGGTATGTTAGGTAATAAGGGAGATGTTTATACAGAATCTACAGATCCTGTAACTAGCCCTTTTTTCAAACTTCAACTAGTTGATTTAATCAATAGAGATGATTTACGAACTGGTGTTAAAACTAGTATTAATTGGTATAATGATTTATTCTTTATGTCAAATCTTACTGGAGCTGCACGTAGTGAAGAATCTGATAGATTAGATAAATCAAAAAGATTGATTTATTCAGAATCTCTAGATCTTGGGACAATGCAGGATACTGCTAATGCCCAGACTTTAGGAGATTCTTCTACTAACCATATCAGATCATCTCTTGATGATAAGACATTTTTAGATGATTTTTTCCTTAGGCCTGTTTTAATCGATTCTTTTGATGTACCTTTACGTACACCAATTGATAGAGTAATTAGACCTTGGGATTTATGGTCTCGCAATTCAAATGTGAGAGCAAAGTTATCTCATCATGCCTATTTTAGAGGAAATCTTAAAATCAGATTCAATATAGCTACTACTAAATTTCATTATGGTGCTATTATTGCAAGTAATCAACCACTCTGTGATATTAATGCTACCTATACTACACTTAAACAATATAGTACTGATAATAATCTAACAAGAATTGCATCTCAAAATTATCTTAGTCAAAGCCCTGAACATTGTTATGTCAGAGCAGGACAAGATGATGATGTTTCCTTATCTTTACCTTTTATCAATCCACACAATTCCTTAAGAC